ATGTGCAGCACTTATGATATTGAGAATAAGAAAAATAATAAAGCTCTCAAGATTGCAGAATTTTTGATTGAAAATAAGATTGAAAATGTTTGTTTGGCTATACAAGGTGCTTGGGGTGCAGGTAAAACTTATTTATGGAAAGAAGTTGAAAAAGAGATTGAGAAGATAAATAAAGAGAAACAAGTTGTTTATATTGATTTATTTGGCAAGGAAAGTTACAAACAAATCCTAGAAGAAATAGTTTTGAAGGTTAATGGGATTCATAATGAGGTGCTTGAGAAAGCAGCTAAATTTACCTCTGGTGCTATAAAACTTATAGTGCCAGCAGTACCTAAAAATATTAATCTTGATTCCATTTTTTCTATTTTTAAGAAAGAGGATTTTGAGAATATTATTGTTTGTTTTGATAACATAGAAAGAAAATCTGACAAGTTGCCACTAGATGAAATTTTGGGACTTGTCAATTTGTTAAAAGAAGATAAGTCCTGTAATGTAGTTATGATTTTTAATAAAGACGAATTGGATAAACAGGAATTAAATAATCAAAAAGAACAAAAAGCGAATAGAGGACAGGAATCAAGCAGTAGTAAAGTAGAACATCCTAAAAATTGGTATGAAACCTACAAAGAAAAAATTATTGATTATGAGACTATTATTGATAATAATGATGAAATAGCACGCAAAATCATTGAGAAGAATTTAAAGTGTAATATTGAAGAAATAAAGCAAGACGTTGCAAAACTTATCCTTGAATGTTTTAAGCAAAAATTAAATAATAATTTAAGATTGCTAATAAAGATTACACAGCATATTAATTATTTTAATAAAGAATGTTTTATGCAATTTTATAATTACAAAGAACGTGAAATTTTTATAGATACTCTAAGAATACATTATCAGACTTTATTTGATGAAGTAATGAAATATTATTCAATAAAATCCGATGATAAAAATGGAATAGTTTTTCTCTGCTACAAGAAGTATTTTAATAATTTTTGCAATTTAGAGCAACAAGAATTAGAAATTTTAAAGAACGATTTTAAAAATAGCCTAAAAAATGAAATTAGAACTAATTTTGAAAAATATAAGGACAAATATCTTTTTGGCAATTTAAATGATAAGGAGTTTGCCAAATACATTGAATATTCATTTCCAAAATTCAATAATTATGTTAAAGACAATGGAATGAATTATTCTATTGGTTATTATCAACATTTTTTTAATATTTATGAAAAGATAATTGGCAAGGAATTAGATTGCAAAAAAGATATTGAAAAGTCATTCATTGAGGCTTTAGTTAAATATGAATTTAATCTATCAGCTTATCACGCTCCATTTTATAAGGATTTTTACCAAGAAATAGAAAAATTTAAAGAAAATAATCAAGAATACAAACAATATTATCAAAAGCTTAAAGAAGAGAAATATCAAAATAAGAATATTGAATCATTTTTAGCAGAATTTGAAAAAATAACAAGCACATTTACGATTGATGGCATAAAAAGATACAATCAATACCCATTCAAAGATATTGCAGAATATTTTCAAAAAGATAATGAATTCTGCCAAGAGTTTTCTATCTTTTTTTCTAATTTAACGGTTTCTGGGATTGAGAAATACAATCTTGAAAATAACTTATTTCTAGGATACCAATATTTTCTAAATAAAAAAGAAAATAAAATTAAAAAAGAAAATGTCCTTATAACCCTTAAAAGCCAAGAACATGATTGTATCTTATTGAGGTTATTAGAAAAAAACAATCTCTCATCTTAAGAGTTTTTGCAATTTAAGATGCGCTTTAACTTTTCTTAAATTTATTAAGGAATTTTAAATGGTTAAAATAAAGAGTTTTTTATTCTTGATTCACAGAAGCTAAAATTAATTTAAAAGCTGTTTAAAATCTTTTTAAACACTCAAACTCCCTTTCATTTCAAAATCTATTCTTGCTTTTTCTTAATTTTATGCTAAATTCCTTTTAATATAAAATAATTATTGGGGATTATGATGGAAATGGAAGAGATTATAGAGAAACTAAAGGATATTTTGGCGAGTGAGGGGCAAACAAAGATTAAAAGCATTGATGTAGCCAAAGCCTTAAACATACACCCCGATACTTTCAATAGTATGAAGTTTAGAAACTCTATCCCCTATAAACAAATCCTAAACTTCCTAGAGCAAAGAAAGATTAATATCAATTACTTTTTCTTTGGAAGCTCCCCTAAAGAAAGCTTAGGAAGCGAGGAGAAGTATAGGATTCTAAAACTCTATAAAACAAATGCTTCTTTAGGAGGGGGTGGAATGAATGAGTTTGTAGAATATCAAGAAATAGTAGTGGATAATACCATGCTCAATTTCTTTCAGAGTCAAAATTGCGAATGGATTACAAGTTTTGGCGAATCTATGGAGCCTGTCATCAAGGACGGCTCTATTTGTGTGATTGATAAGGCAAAACCATTTAAAAATAAAGGCATTTATGTCATCAACACAAGAGAGGGGCTTTTTATTAAGCAAGTTTTTAAACAACAAAATGGAGTGATTCTGCATTCTTTTAATCCAGCCTTTAAAGATATTTTTTACAATAATGGAGATTTTCTGATAATTGGCGCGGTTATTGGTGAAATTAGACGAATACACAGCACACACTAAGCTATGGAGAGTTAATGTTGTCTCATCAAAACAAAGGGAGACAAAATGAATAACCTAGCTAAAAAAGAAACACTAAGAGAAGATTTAGAAGGAATCCTTTTAACAAGATACGAAGAGACTGATGATTCTCTTTATACTTACAATCAAAATTTAAATGTAAGATTGCAAACACTAGAGGAAATGAAAGCCTTAATCACTGCCTTGCAAGAAGTCAATAAGGACATCAAGAATGCAAAAGTCAGCAAGGATTTTAAAAGAATTGAAATCAAAGTAGAAGATTGCTTTTGTAAAAGCGTCATTTTAACCTATGTGGAATCTAGCAATTATTATAGAGAATCTTTTGAGTAATAGGAATAGGCACATTGAAGTGCCAGAAGCACTACTCTCTTTTTGTGTCATTCTTATTGAAAAAATCAAATTCACCCCTCATATTCAGGGTGAAATTCTCTCTTTGGAAAGTTTAAATAGGCTGTTGGCGAAGCAGGATTTAAATTGTTTGAATCCCCCAAGATATTAAAAACATTAATATTGTGCATAAACATATTAATGTTTGCTAATGTGGTTGTTGGTATAGCAATGGTTTTTGGTTGCCGATAGATTTGTGGTTGGGGTCGTTGTAATAGTTTGAATATAACTTCAGATTGCATTAGTCGTTCGTATAGAGAATAAATCACTTCTTTGATAAAAGTTTTATTCCCCTCTAGTAATTTCTCTTGTATCTCTTTGTCTTGATAAATCAAGAAAGAAAATTCACTACTTAATGCTAATCTATATCCCCAACATTCTAAGTCTTGAACAAACAATATTTTTTCATTTCCTAGCCTTTTGATATTAAGCTGTAAAACATCCACATATTCATTAAAGAGATTAATCAGCTGTTGAGTTTCAAGATTTAATTGTGCATTGGGGATAATTATCATTCCATTCAGGGGTAAATAGGCATTGTGATACGCATTAAAGAGAATAAATTTATCTAAAGGGCTTGCTTCTTTGAGTATTCTTTTTAATCTTCTAGTTTCTTTCTTTTCCTGCATATAGGGATTGAGCCAAGCCCCAAAGAAAGCCCCTCCTAAAGTTCCGCAAACACCAATCAAACTAATCCAAACACTAGAATCCATTATTTCTCTTTATATTTTTAGTTTGAAATTCTATCTAATTCTTGAGCTTTAAATGAGCTAGATTGAATGAAAATAAAAATTATTACAAGCAATCTAGCTCATAGTTTAAGGTTTTAAATCTCTTTTAATAATTCCTCACCAACAACTCCTTCCTTTTCACATTCTGTGTTTGCATATTGATTCTATATTTTGTCTCTAGAGTTTCTATGGTAAAGTTCTTATAGAGATTCCTTACTAGCTCACAATCATTATAGCTTAACAAGAATTTACCTTTGATACTCTTTAGAATCTTGCATAAATCCTTGTGGTCTTTTAAATCAAAGGTCTTTTTGTTCTTATAATAATTCTCTGTTCCCACATAAGGAGGGTCCAAATAGAATAATGTAACATCGCTATCATATTGCTTAATAAACTCTCTAAAGTCAAGATTCTCAATACTCACGGGTTTAAGCCTTTCTGCATAGACTTGAAAGCTCTTATAAATATTCTTTATGCTTCTTGCTTTTTTACACATTGCATAATTGTCCCTCTTGCCCCCGAAGCTATGCACAATAGAATAAAAATAAAGTGCGGCTTTTTCTATCTTGTTTCTTGGAATCTTTACTTTAGAATCCAAGAAAAAGTCTCTACCATTAAGCATTCTATTCAATTCTATTTGAAGACTCTGCGGACGTGTTTGAATGATTCTGTGTAGATTGATTAAATCCTCATTCCAATCATTAATCACCTCATTATATTTTGCTTTAACACGCTCTTTGGCATAAAGCACAGAAAGACTACCTGCAAACACTTCACAATAGCAAGAGTGTTCAGGCATTCTCTCTACAATCTCCTTTGCCATTTTAGATTTCCCACCTACCCAAGCAAAGGGGGCTTTAAGAGTGCTAGTTTTCATTTTAAAGTTTGCATTTTCCATTGCAACTCCTTTTAAAATGAAATTTTTTTGCTAGATTTTCAAAAGTGAGGTATCATTCCCTTGCTAGTTTTCATTAAGGGGGTTTCCCCTTATTCTTTATTGTTTTCTTTGATTCTTTGTTCTCTTATAATCTCTAATTTTTCACTTTGCCATTTCATAATAAGTTCCAAACAAGCACACTTTTTCTCTAAAAATTGAAGCGTATGGTTTAAAGATTTGATTTGTGCTTTTAAAGCTTTCTTTTTCAAAGGGCTTCTCCTTAAAGTTTAATCTCCAGATTCTTTATAAAGGTGCTTTTTAAAAGCTCACAGACAAGAGTAGGCAACCTAGCTTTTACAAGTAAAGCTTTCCTAATTGCCTGTTCGCTCTTAAAAATCCCCTTTGCAAACATTGTCATTATTTCTCAAACTCCACACTTGTAGTAAAAGAATCCACGCTCAAAGAGTGATTCACACTCTTAATACGATATTCCCCGCTATCCTCTCCTGCATTACTTAGGCTTAAGATTCCCCCCGCAAATACCTTGCTACCATAAATCTCTAAACTTCCACTTACGATTCCACTATTTGCCCTCTCTAGTTTTGCCTTAGCTTTTTCTTTAGCTTCTGCTGCATTCTTGAAACTCTGCTCCAGTTTGATTTGCTCCCCCTCGCCACTGCCTACCACAACTTCTTTGATTGCATTTTCTTTTGTATCGTGCCATACTGCTTTGCAACTCCCATAAAGCGTCTTATTGGAATACTTAATGCGGTAGCTACTGCATTCACTTAGGCTAATGGAAGCTTTAGGAATCGTGCTTTTACCCTCATTGCCTTTCCTTAAAAAGATAATCTGATTATCCTTGACATTAAACACTGCGTCAAAGTCTTTTGCAAATTTCTTTAAAAATGCTAAATCGCTGATGTCGTGTTGTCCTGTATAGGCAATCTTAATCTCTCCATAATCAGCAACTGCACTTAAGCCGTGTTCTTTAGCAATTCTCTCTACAATCTCTTTGAGGCTTACCTTTTCCCACGCACGATTCTTTCTCTTTTTTAATCCCCCGCTAAAATCTACTCCTGTTGCCGTAATGGTTGTGCTAGATTCCGTCCTCTCACTACTTTGCACCGCAAAGCTCCCACAATACCAAAGCCCACTCTCCTTATAGCCTAACCATAGCTTTAACTTATCTTGGTATTTTGGACGCTTGAAAGTCCCATACACACTAAGTGTAATCTCATCACTCACAATCCCCGCTTCATCTTTGAAGCTTAAAGAGATGAGATTCTTAGCAATGTGTTCGGTTACATCATTCTCATTCGCTAGGATTCTAAAGGCTGGTGTAAAATGATTCACTTATAATACCTCTTAAGTGCGATTTGCAAAGTGCGTTTCAAACTTGCACCATTGGGGATTATGGATTCACTTTTAATATTCACACTCTCTACTAACACCTCACCGATAATCTTGCCATAGCCTAGAACCATAAAGAAAGGTTGTTTTTGTTTTACTGCCTCTAAGAATCCCTCTATCACCTCTTGCTTTTGTAACAACATATCAAATTCTAATGTGAAAGATTCTTTAAACTTCCCACTATTAAAATACGCTGGATTATTCCCAATTCTTGCAATCTCGCTAAAGGTTAGCTCCAAATTGGATTCTATTGTATTGAGTTGCGTTTGTTGTAAGATAAATTTAAAATCTCCCAATGCAAGATAAGCCATTTAAAACCCTTAAAAATCAATATCACTTAGTGTGCGATTCCGCTCACTCTCTTTAGACTTTTTTAACGCCGCTTCCACTTCCCTTTGAATGTCTCTTTGGAGTTGAGAGTTCTCTGGAATCTTGCCATCGGTGGTTTGTACTTGGATTCCACCCGTGAAAGCCACATTGATATTTTGCGCTTGTACCTTTGGATTCTGTGGAATGGGTTTGATTTCAATCGGGGTAATTTGTGCAGGTTGCAAGGCTAAGGAATCCTGCATTTTTATGCTGCTTTCTTTCTCTCCAAATCCAAAGAATCCTTTAATGCTAGAGATTGCACTCCCAATCTTGTTAATGACTTCTGAAAACATACCCACCCAAGTAGCAAAAAGTGAGGAGAAATATTCAGTAACTACACTAAAGCCTTGCACGATAAGCCCCAAAGGCGACCATTGAAAAATAGATTTTAAAAATTCCCAAGAATTTACAAACAAGCCTTTTGTGTGATTCCAAAAAGTTCCAAAACAACTAAAAACCTTGCTAAAACTTGTAATCAAAATTCCTAAGGGTGAATATTTAAAAACATTCTTTAGCCCCTCCCACGCAACACTTGCACCCACCTTGATTTTATCCCACAAGACAGAGAAAAGTTCCTTGATAGGCGTCCAATATTTATAAATCAAATACGCTCCCCCCGCAAGAATCGCACCAATTAAAAAGATAGGATTTAAAAGCAAAGATTTACCCACAAAGGATAAAATCCCACCAAAAACTTTTAAGGCTGCACCACCAAATGCTAAAGCCTTACCAAGTCCTCTAGAAATAGCACTCCCAATCTTGTTGATGACTTCTGAAAACATACCCACCCAAGTAGCAAAAAGTGAGGAGAAATATTCAGTAACTGCACTAAAGCCTTGTATGATAAGTCCCAAAGGCGTCCATTTAAAAATAGATTTTAAAAATTCCCAAGAATTGACAAACAAGCCTTTTGCGTGATTCCAAAAAGTTCCAAAATAGCTAAAAACTTTGCTAAAACTTGTAATTAAAATTCCTAAGGGTGAATATTTAAAAACATTCTTTAGCCCCTCCCACGCAACACTTGCACCCACCTTGATTTTATCCCACAAAGCAGAGAAAAATTCTTTGATTGGATTCCAATATTTATAAATGAGAAACGCTCCCCCAGCAAGAATCGCACCAATTAAAAAGATAGGATTTAAAAGCAAAGATTTACCCACAAAGGATAAAATCCCACCAAAAACTTTTAAGGCTGCACCACCAAATGCTAAAGCCTTGCCAAGTCCTAGTGTTGCGATTCCATAAAGTCTTGTAGCAACCATTGTAGCCCCAAGTTGCGCTTTCACCAATAAAAGCCCAAGATTCTTTGCCCTAAGCCACGCAACACTTGCGATGATTGCACTTTTAAACAGACTAAAATAAGGCAAGGCTTTTAAGATATTCAAATGCACAAGATTCAACACGAATCCCAAACCTGCACTTGCAACTATAAAAGAACCAAAGGCAGCCACTGCACCCACAACCACTCCCGAGATTCTAGGGAATGTCTCACAAAGCGTGGCAAAGCCATTAATAATGGGCTTGATGATACCAATAATCGCATTTAAAGGAGGCAACAGAATGCTGCCGATTGTGATTCCAAGATTTAAAACACTAGATTTAAGGAGTGTAAGTGCATTCTCTGTTGTAGCTGCACGGGTTTCAAACTCTCTTTGCAAAGAACCCACTTTGTTTTTATCATTTGCCAAAGCCACTGCTTTTTTATAGTTGTCTATTCCACTGACAAGCAATGCCATATCATCGCCAAACTCTGCACCAAATAAATCGCTTAGGATTCCCATTTGTTCTGATTTTTCTATTCCTGCAAGGGTTTCTAAAAACTCTTCAATACCCTTTTGGGGATTGTTTTGGATAGAATCTTTTAATTCCTCCGCACTTAAGCCGATTTCCTCCAAAGCCTTTCTAAAACTCGCGCTTTGTTTCTCGGGAGCTAGGAGTTTGGTAAAAAAGGAGTTGATTGCTGTTCCTGCAACTTCGGGGGCTTTTCCCATTGCGATAAAGGCACTGCCTAAAGCCGCAGCATTCTCTGCACTTAATCCCATTACCTTAGCCGTTCCACCAATTCTATTTAACACCTCTGTAATTTCACTTGCCTTTGCGGCAGAATTATCGGAGATATAGTTAATCGTATCGCCTAGTCCCTCCATTTCTTTTAATCCCAAGCCATAGACATTCATAATCTTTGCCATTGTATCCCCTGCTTGGTCAGCACTCATATCAAAGGCAGTGCCAATTTTTGCAACAAGGGTAGTAAATCCCATTAAGTCTTGTTTAGCGATTCCAAGTTGCCCACCACTCGCGGTGATTTTAGCTAGTTCTGTGGGGAGTAGCGGAATGGTTTGGGAGAGCTTACGAATCTCTGCACCAAAGGCGTTTAATTCCTCATTGGAATCAAAATCTACTACCTTTTTCACATCAGCCATTGAGCTTTCAAAATCAATCGCGGCTTTTATGGGCATTGCAATACTTGCACCAATCGCAGCCTTTTCTACAAAACTAGATTTAAAGCTATCAATCTTACCTTGCACTTTGAGTTCTAAATCCTTATTGCGCAAGGATTCCACTTGTGCTTTGATTCCATTCAATGCACTCTTAAGCTTATTAAGAGGTGAAAGATTGACTTTAGGCGTCAGTGTGGATTTTAATACGCTTTGATTCAAGCTTTGAATCTTGCTTAATTCTTTTTGTGCTGCATTGAATCCCTTGGATTCTAAAGCCGAGCCGATTTTAATGGAGATTCCTAGATTTTGCATTGATTTCCTTTGATTGGGTAAAAAGGTTTTGAAAAACTTAATGTGAATATGTTTTAAGGGCGAACAGGCAATTAGGAAAGCTTTTACTTGTAAAAGCTAGGTTGCCTACTCTTGTCTGTGAGTTCTTAAAACATATTCACTTTTCCACACTAAACACCTTTTAAATCCTCTTTAAACACTCTTTAATCCTTATCATTTTGTGCAATCTTTTGCGATTTGCTCTACTTCTAAATAATACTTTGCCAAAGCTTTGTGGGATTCAAAGCTTCCGTCCTCTTGTGGTTTGGGTGGTAACTCTAAGTTACATTTCATAGGGATTAGCACTTCTTGAGTTTGGATTTTTACAATGGGTTTTGTCGCACAGGCGGTAAAACTTAACGCAAAAAGGGTTAGAAATGCCGATAAAATAAATTTTTTCATCTCCCCAACTCCTTAAACAAATCCTTATAACCTTTTAATTCCGCTTCACAACTAGAATCTTGAATCACAATCTTATCCACTGCACTTGTATCCTTTTGTGTCTTTTGCACTTTTAAAGCCACTATGGCTTCATTTTGTTTTTGTAGGGATTCTTGCAAGATTGCTGTGTTACCTTGCGCAATTTGTAATGCGGCGTCCAAGTTCGCAATCTCTTCTAGCGCACCCTTGTAAAGCCAACCTACAAAAACGAGCGCAAAAAATAGTGAAGCAATCACACCATACAAAGTGGTAGAGATTCCACCCCCACTACCGACAAAGAGCTTTAATAGAGTGTCCATTGATTCCGCTTAAGCCCCCCGCTCAATAATCTCTGTGATACGCACACCGCGCCTTTTGACTTGTGCATACCAGCGCGACTTTCTGAAATTCTCTGCGGCTTTGACATAATCTTTTGCTTCCATTAACGCAAGAGAGTTTTTAAAAGTCTTTAAAGTGCCTAAGCCCATATTGTAAGCCATATCCACAATCGCTCCTGCGCGTTTGGTATCTAAATCCTTAAACCAAGAAAACGCCTTATCGCAACTATCATAGCAGCGGCTTAATTCTTGCTCTAGCCACTCTTGCGCCACCTCTTTACTCACCTTGCCATTCTCTAGCTTTGCCTTTTCCTCTGCGCTTAAGGGGTTTGCTTCAATGTTTCGTCCATATCCGATTGTATCAAACCCCGCAGGGGCAAAGCCTATGTGTGTGAGGCAATCGGTGGAATCTTTAAAACAAGGGAAATTGCAAAAAAATTCATTGCACTCTACAAACAATACAACCCCAACAAGGCAGCCTTAGAAGCAAACTTTGGAGGAGATTTCTTAAAGGACTATATTAAAAAAGAAGCGCAAAACAAGGGTTTAAATATCCATATTAAAGCCATTACCAACACAGAAAACAAAGAATTGCGTATTGAAAGGCTAGAGATTCCTATTGAGGACGGGGAGATTCTATTCCACCGCAACCAAACCTTACTTTTAGAGCAACTAGAGCAATTCCCTGATGGCAAGAATGACGACTTGCCAGACGCCTTAGAAGGTGCATACTCCCTTTTAAAATTCAAAAAGAAAAAGCAAAGAGTAATGGATTACACATTTTTAAAACCCAAAAGGAGTTTTAGACTATGAAAGAACATTTATTACAAAACACCTTGATTGCAGAATTACTCAATACCCCTTACCAAAAGCCCCTAAGCAAAAAAGACATTACAATGATTATGGGGGATTTAATCGTAAGCCAATGCAATATCTCAAGAAAGGCACATATTGAGAAAAAAGAAGTCATCATCTCTACAAAGAACGAAAAATACAAAGAGATTCTAAAAGGCGTCTTCCACGCTTCTATCCTCTCACAGATTCTTGAAACTTATCTGTACGGAATCAATGTCTTTGAAATCAATTGGGAGAGAAAGCAAGGGCTGTTTGTGCCAAGCTTAGTAGGGAGAGATTTTCAAGAGTTTAAGTTTGACAATGAGGGCAAACTCATATTTTTAGGTAATGGATTAGAAGAGGAGATTCCTCCTTTTAAGGTTGTCTATGGAATCTATAACCAAAGCTTCCGCGCTCCCTATGGAGAATCCGCATTGCGGCATTTATATTTTAGCGTCAATGTTAAGAATGCAGGGCTAGACTTTTGGATACGATTCTTAGAGAGATTTGGAGAGCCGTGGGCTGTGGCAAAAACACAAGATGACCCAAACACTCTTGCCCTTGAAGTTTCTAATATGCTTAATGGTAGCACGGCGGTAATTGACAAAGATGAGGAAATAGAATTAATCCAACCCAGCGCAAAAAGTGATTTTAAGAATTTAATCAATTATTGCGACTCCCAAATCAACCGCTTTATTTTAGGTGGCAATCTCACAGGCGAAGTAACAGGGGGAAGTCTTGCCGCAGCACAGGCACATAATGCAATTAGAAGCGAGATTGCCCTAAGTGATGAGAGGATTCTTTGCTATGTTTGTAATCGTGTGATTAGTTATTTTAAAGCCCTCAATGGAATCAGTGAGGAAATTACCTTTTTACTCTTTAATGAAGACGAACCTAAAAACGAACTTGCCACAAGGGATAAAATCATTTATGAAATGGGTTATCAGCCCACACAAGAATATATAGAGAAAACCTATAATCTAAAGACTACACCCCTAACAGAACCAAACCCTAAGGATTCCACAAAGAAAGAGGGAGAGAATAATAAGGATTCTAAGCTTGTTAAAAACTCTTTAAAGGATAATTTAATCCCTTTTAAAATCCCTTTGAATAAAAATCTCACCTTTGATGCGATAGATAATTTTACCGAGAATCTTAAAATAAAAGATTTTGATATAGATTCACTCTTGCAAAATGCTAAGAGCTTTGAGGAAGCCTTAGAGATACTAGAAAAATCTTTACAAGGCGAGGAATTAGAAATGGCAGAAGCACTCTTGGCAGAGGCAATAATGAACGCACAAATCTATGGGGCAAGTAATGGTTAGCTTTCACTTCAATCTCCCTCCAAAGCAGAACATAGAGTTTTTAAGAGCAAAGAAACCTGAACTTCACTTTGATTATGATGAATTAATGCACGCAGCACACTTAAAGGCATTTACGATTGCAAAAGTAACCAAGCTAGATTTACTCAGTGATATACAAGACTCTTTAATTAAAGCACAAAAGGAAGGAAAAAGCTTTGAAGTTTGGAAAAAGGAAATTAAACCCACACTAGCTAAAAAGGGTTGGTTGGGCAAAGTAGAAGTTAGGAACGAGAAAACAGGAGAGATAAAGACAATCAATGTCAATAACACAAGACTACAAAGAATCTATAACACCAATATGCGCACCGCAAACGCTCAAGGTAGAGCCAAAGCACAATATGCGCTAGAAGGGGAGATTTACTTAAGGTATATTGCCCTGCAAGATGGCTTAACGCGTCCCTCTCATCTTAGAATGCACGGAATCACACTCCATAGAGATGATAAGTTTTGGGAAACAAATTATCCCCCAAATGGTTGGAATTGTAGATGTGTGGTGAGGGCGTATAGCAAAGCAGAATGTGAAAGGCAAGGCTTTAGTATTTCACAAACACCTCCATTGCCTATTGCAAGTAAAGATTGGAGCTATGATAAGAGAGGGCTAGAGAAAGATAATAGCCTAAATACCATTTTAGATTCTAAACTTAAAAAGTTTGCTAAGGATAGCAATAAGAGGGCGTTTGTGGAATCCTTACAGGCTACAAAAGAGGATATTGCACAAGTCAAGCAAAATTATCAAGCCATTAAGAATCTTGAACAAGAAAACTTAAATGGCGAGGTAGATAGGAAATTTATTCCTCTTGCTAAAACCACACAAACGCTTAAAGATTTACTCAAAACAAAAGCAAAAGAAATTTATTTGAGCGGTTGGACATTAAGAACACATACACATCATACCAATGTAGAGGAATTGGATTATTCTTTCTTGCCTTTTTTAATCAGAGATACCAATGTGTATAAGGTAAAAGAAAGCGGAGAGAATCATATTGTTTATTTTAGTAGGTTTGGAAGTTATTACAAAGCAGTATTTAAAGTAACACAAAATAAAGAAGAAATATTCCTTGTGAGTTTAGTAAAGAGCAATGAAACAATCAAATATTGAGCCGCCCAAGCTCTGCAAAAGGTGATAAAGTCCTACGGCAATATCGTTACTTTTTCCCATTAGCTTGTTTTGGGCTAGACAAGGGGTGGATTATACACCACGATAGGTAAAACCTTTATAAAATAATTCTACCACAAAGGAGTAAAAAATGCAATACGCTATAAAGAATCTCAAGACTAAAGGCAAAGAATGACTTTTGCAAATCTTAGTGGTGGGAGAGATTCTACTGCAATGGTAGTGAGGTATTTAGAATTAGGAGGCAAGATTGATTATATTGTCTTTTGTGATACACATTATGAGTTTCCCCAAATGCTTGAATATATAGACAAGTTAGAATCCTATTTGTTAGAAAAATTTAATCAAAGGCTTACAAGACTAAGAAGTAAGGAGGATATTTTCGCAAAATGGGCTTTTACTTACCCTATCACAAGGGGGGAGAATCAAGGCAAATTGCGTGGGCTTCCAAAAACTATTGGAATGGATTATTGCACAAGGGAGTTAAAGGCAAAACCCACAAGAGAATTTGTCAAAAGCAAAAGCCCCAATGCTTTTAAAAACACGATTCTTATTGGTTATACCTATAATGAAGTGGAGAATGGGAGAACTTCTAGTTTGGATTATGGAATTACAGAATATCCTTTGCACCAGTGGCAATGGAATGAAGGAGAAATTGAACGATTCTTAAGAGAAAGGGGAATCGCAAATCCTCTTTATCAACACTTTGAGAGGACAGGTTGTTTTTGTTGTCCCAAACAAAGCAAAAAATCCCTTTTTAATCTTTTTAAATTCTACCCCAAAGAGTGGGAGAAATGCAAACAAATGGAAGCAAAGGCTAAAGAATTAGGCTGTTTGAATACGACTTTAAAACCTAATGTAACTTGTGTAGAATTGGAAGCACAATTTAAAAGAAATTCCACAATGGATTTTACTTCAGCCTACACAGAGGATATGGTTTGTTTTTGTAGGTAGGATTATGGCAGAAATCACCCTTAGCATTGAGGAGCTACAAGGCAAACTAGAGAAACTAAGCAAGGCATTAGAGAATAAAACACCACTTCTAAGGAGAGTTGCAAATACTTTACAAAATGTTACAGAGGAATCCTTTGACAAACAAGCCTCGCCCTTTAGAGAGAAATGGAAACCTAACGCACCTAAAACCTTACAAAAGAAAAAAGGCAATAAGATTCTAATCAAAAGTGGGCTTTTAAGCCAATCTTTCACACAAAAAGTTACAGGTTCTAGCGCACAAGTAGGCACGAATAAACAATATGCTGCCATTCATCAATTTGGAGGAAAAGCGGGGAGAGGCAAAAAGGCAAACATTCCCGCACGTCCTTTTATGCCGATTAATAAAAATGGAGAGATTCCAAAGGATTTAGGGGAGAGACTAGAAAGTGAAGTGGTGGATTATTTGAAAAAGGTGTTGGAATGATTATTCTGATACAGCCTTTACTTTTCTAGCAGTCAGCATAAGCATATAAAGACCATTTTTACCAATACCAAAATCGCTATTGCCTTTAATTTCACAAGCAACCATTGCAATAATTTTCTTTTTATATGCGTCTTCAATCATTCTTTTTTCTCTGAATTTCAACTCATCAATCATACAGCCAACAGCAAATCCAATCACTTTAATCCAACTATCGTTTTTTAATCCTTTTTGTTGGTAGAAATTAAACATTTTAACTGCCACAAATACCGCATACCAAGATACAATCTTGTAATAATCAATGCTTAATAGCTTTTGTTTGTGTGTTTTTAAATATTTTTCATAAAATGCAATAATGTCGTCAATGCAGTCTTTTCTATATTCTGCAGGGATAATCACATCATAAGATTCACAAATGTTATGAAATTCATATACGATAGAACTCACTACCTTTCTGTTGGGTTCTATATTAATAACATCAGTAATCAATTCAGATTTCATCAATAACGCCCCTTGCATAATCACAAGCACTATCTATATCATCCATCTTTAACCGATTCTTTTTCTCTTCCATTTGCTTGATGGCTTCAGGATTGCATTCGTATAGCTTGGTGTAATAATCTAATGTGTCTTTGGAACAACAATTATCTGTGTACCCATCATTCACGCGCGCATTACCACTAAAAACTTTGTCAAACGCACTATCTACTTCTTTTTTGATCTCAGATAAATCTTTTCTCATCTTTTCCACATCACGCGCCATTGCATTTCCTTTTGATGTATATTTCTATCAAAACTGATATTCACAATAAAGGATAATTATTTTTTTGTATTTTATAAATTTTTAGTTTTTTAATTTTTATTTGTATTCTTTCAATTTTTCAGTAAAAAATGGCTGAAATTGTATAAAATTTAAGATTATAATAATTTTAAATTGTAACTTTCTGTAAAATTATCATTGCTTTATTATCTTAGGAATGCAGAAATTGGCACAAATTAAACTGCTCCTTTTTAATTAAAAAAGAAAAATTAAATGTGGTAAAAGAGAAAGCACAGCTTACAAATGAAGCTATGGCTTAATATTAAGAATTAATCCTTAAACTCTTGAATCACATCATCAATGATTTGTTTCAAATCAATCACCAAAGAAATATCTTTATTCTCTAAAGCCTCATCAATTCTTTCTCTTGCTCTACAAACTGCATTAACTAAAACATTAAAGCTTTCCTTAACTTTAATCTCGCATTCAAGATTATTGCAAGCAATTTTAATGCTTTCTTGATTTGCTAGAAATCCAATTTCTGAATGCTGATTAATTGTTAAAGATAAAAAGACTTTTGCTTCTTTGTGTATGATTTCTAAAATCATTGCGTCTCCTTTTTTTGATTGATAGAACATTAACTCTCCACAGCTTAGTGTGTGCTGTGGTGTTGCAAGTTAAGAAATAAAAAGCAAAATTAATGAAAATATTAGGAATTTATTTGTTTCAAAAGATTAATCATTGTGACTAATTTGGTTGTTATCTAGCTGTTTGACTTCCATTAAAATTTTAATGGAATCATTAATGTCAGAAGTTTTTTTGCCAAAATAAAACCAAACAACACCAATTGCAATCATAATAACAATAATGGTAGTGTTAAATCTTGTAATAGGATTAGACCAATTGAAAAGTGCATTTTTTGTATTTTCTGATTCTTTTCTATTAATATCCCTTATAAAATTAAATAAGTAATGCAAAATATTTGTAATAAATAATCCAATAAGACAAACAACAAAACAAAGTCGATAAATGCTAGTTTTATCTATGTTTGCTAAAACTGAATTGGTGAAAGTTAGCCCTGCAACAAAAGCTAAAATAACAGAAGAAAAAATACCTAAAATTGTGATATAGTTTTTTGTCATACTTTGAGTTTCTTGTTTGGCAGATTCTGCTAAATTTTTAGCTTCTATGATTTTTTCCATAACTTCCTCTTTGGTGGAGTCTGCTAGTTCTCTAGTTTTTTGTTTAAATTTTTCAAAGCTCTGCTTTCTGACAATTTCCAAATTAATGTGATCAAATAGCTTATAAATTTTAGGCGAAATTTCTTGTTCGTTTTCTAGCGAATAACGATAAATGCTGCTTATATTTTCCGCCAAAACATTGAGCTCTTCAACCTCTTTGCCAAATGAATATTCAGAGATAATAGCATAACTATGTCTTTTATCGTCTTTATAAAAATCTTTTAATTTTTCTATGTTATCTTTAATATTTTGTTCTGGCTTTGCAATATTTTCTAATATATTTTTAAATTTTTCACCTTCTGTCTCATTGACAGATCGTAATGACTTTAGATTGAGTCCTTGCTGGCTGAAAAATTCTTTATCTTTGCTGTTTTGCATATTCTTCCATTAATTCAGTGCTAATAGTTTCTTTTTTCCCTTCTATATAAGCTTTAGACCATGGTTGATTTGGTTCGTGACTTAAATCCACCAAATCCCAAGGTTTCATTTTGGCAAGCTTATGAATAAAGGCGTATAAATAACCGCTATAATCATCGGGAAATTCTTCTTTAATATCTTGGCGAATGTTGATGGGGTAAGCAGCATTGAAAGCATAGTTCTGATATACTTCTGGGATAACAGGTCCATATTGCCACGCCTGAAAATCTTTATCAGTAATGAGCCTTCCTTTTTTATTTACTAGATAAAAAATATCCAAAAAGTATAACATTTTTTGTAATTGGAGGTTGCTAACTGGTTTGTTAATGCCGATACAATAGTTTATAATGTGCTTTGCAACTTCTAACGCTTTCATCTCCATTTTCCTCTAAGTAATATTATTATTTTGTAAATTCTACTAGGTTTGAAAGTATATCATAAAGAAATAAACCAAAAAGCTCTAAAAAAGATTTTGCGATGAAAATAAGTGGGATTTTGAGGTAAATCTTTCTTAAATATTTTATTAAACGCTACAATATTCATTAAAAAATACTTAAACTTTTGAAATGATTAAGGATTTAAAACAAACTCGGCTGTCTCTTGCCTTTAAGAATCTTATAGAGGTGTTGTTCGCTCAAATCATATTTTTGTTGGAGACTTAGCATAATATGCTTTTTAGGAAAATGCTTGTTTGAAAGATTTTGATAATCCTCCCAAATATCCTCATCTCTTTGCACACTCTTATAACTTGGAATATAAATATTTGCCCCACCAAAATCCTGCAAAACTTGCTTGAGAGTTGCACCACCTTTGATTTGCTCGTAAAGATGAAAGAAAATATCTGAATTGGTGATTGGGGATTCCATTAAAACTCCTTACTAATGGAATTTTAACAAATTTAAATCAATTTTTATCCCCCTTTTTGCTTCTTTGCCATTCCTTTAGCGCAATAATGACCTTTTGTGCCTCTTTAATCTCTAAATTATTCAAATATAAAGGGCGTCTGCCAATGATTCTATCAATGAAATTTCTTAATCCTAGCTCATTTTTCACTTCTGCAACCTTGAAATACAAGCCTTTTATTGTAGCAATTTGTGCTTTTGTGGCTTTACCGCTCTTGCAAAACTCGGATTTTAAAAGCACATTTAGAGGCACGGCATAACCAAATCTCTGCGCTAATTGGTAAAGCCCTTTTTCGTCTAGCTCTTTACAGCTCTCCACTCCAAACATATCACTTAGGATTCCACGATAACATTCCTCGCTAATGCCATTCCCACTTTTTAGTGTATGAATCACTTTAATAAGATGATTCTTTAAAAACTTTGTATTATTCATCTCTCCTCCATTTCTCTTGCTAGGTTGTTTTTTATGCTTTCTTGAATCTTTAAAAAGATTTTACGCATACTTTCATCTTGACAATGGATTGTGAAGTTTCCACTAGATTGCTCTTTGAACGCTAAAATTTCTTGCTTTGTATTCTCTTTTTGAATCGGCTTAAACTCTACCTCTGCTTTTACAGCATTAAACACCACGACTTGTTTTAAATTGCGCTCTTTATAGAGTTCGCGCATTTTCTCTAGTGTTTGGGATTGTGTGCAATTCCATTCTGCTAAGGCGAGATTATGTTTAAAGACAATGACACAAGCAGCATTGCTTCCATTCTCTCTCAAAGCCACACAAGTAACTAAAGGAGCTAAACGCGCAGGAATACTATCCAAGACTAATTCTCTTAAAGCCTTGCGCTTTTCAATCCCTGCCCACACATTGGATTCCATTTTATAAATCTTTATTTTCGTGGATATTACCCACCACTCCAATATCAGGATTTGCTAATTCATCAAAAGTTGTAGTGATTGGGTGTTCTATACAAACAAATTCAAATGCGCCTTTTTCTTGGTTGAAAACAACTTTTGAATAATATTCAATGCCTCCTCCTTCGGCATAATGCGCCACAATATCACCCTCATAAATCTTTTTGTCATTTCTATCCCTAAAACCTGTATAAAAATCAACCTCATAATTGCTAATAAGCATACAAGCAGATTCAAGATTCTTAGCAAAGGTAATCGCTAAGTCCATTCTAAAGGTCTTGCTACAGCTTGAGCTTGGCAGTATTGAAAATCCTAAATCGTTGTAAAATACTTTTTTTGAAATGTCCCACACCCTAAAATCAATGTCTTTGAGTTTCATTTTTACTCCTAAATCTTTTTTATTTCTATTGTTTTAGCTACATCATCACTTAAATACCATACATAACCCAGCTCTTTTAAACGCATTGTGTCCTGCACAATCTCATCAGCAAGCTTATGATATTCTTTAATGTTACTGGATATTCTATTTGCCACCTTTTCATATTTAGTGTTAGGTATTTCAGAATCTACATTTACTTTTAATTCTGTGCTTAATTTCATCATTTTTCACCTCCTAATAACTCTTATTTTTGTAAAACTTCAATCAAGCCTACCAAAGTGGTAGGCTCTATTCAAGCTTTAGTCAAACCAAACCCTTAGTGTTCCATCATTCTCAAAGCTTAATTCATCAGGGTTTTTGCCTCCAAAAAACCATACCGATTCAACTCCTAATCCAAACCTAAAGCCCTTAATGCCGATTAAGTCAATGTAAAAAGTATCGCAATGACTTCGTGGATTCTCTACAAAGCTATCCTCTAAAAGCAAATTCTCATAGCCAATGACTTCGCAAGTCTCTATTAAATCTTTAAGGCTTAATTCTGAATTGCACTCCACAATCAAATCAAGAGAAAATTCCTCTTCCTCATTCTCTGCAAATTGTTTAAAAATCTGCTCTAAATGCTCTTTGTCTTTAATTCTAATTTTTCCCATTTATTTTATCCTTTGTGTTGAAATGAATGCAAAGTGTTTTTAAGAGCGAACAGGCAATTAGGAAAGCTTTGTTTATCAAAGCTAGGTTTCCTACTCTTGCTTGTGAGCTTTTAAAATGCTTTGCATTGAGGGATTACCCTCCAAGAAGCCTTAAAACAAAGACTTCTTGCAAGGTAAGGCAAGATTATTTCTTGCCTTTTGCTTTTTGTTTCTTGGTTACCTTTTTATGCTTTGTGCGTCTCTTTCTTTCTTTTTTGCTAATCGTGCTTGTTTGGCTCTTTGTGGGGTTGCCTCTCTTAGTTTGTGTTTGCTCTTTAGAGAAAGTAGGCAAAAGTGTTTGTGCTAAAGCAAGGGATAATGCCTTTAGTTTCATTGCGCATTCTCCAAGCTTTCAATCTTAGGCACGATTCTAAAATTATCTTTAATTACTCTTTTAAGCCCTAGCTTTACAAGTGTAGAATCCTCTAGCTCACACACTGCGTCTTTGTCAATACTCTCCTCATATTTGATACAATCAGAACAACCATAGCTCTTAAGGGCTAAGAGGAGTTTGTCTATTTTCTCTCTTACTCTAGGCAGTGAGACAGACTTCACAAGGCGATAACCAATCGTGCCGAAGGTAAAATCCTTGCTTCTTTTTTCTGCAAAGTCTGCTTTATTCTCCTCACAAAAGCTTGTGATACACTGCTCTAAATACTTTTTCTCATTAGAGAGTTTGTCAATTTCGCTACTTCTTGATTCCTTGATTCTGTTGCACTCTAGGGTTACTTCTCCATTGATTCTTTCAATCCCCACGCTTAATTCTGCGATTCTCTTTAGTGCCTCATTCACATTTTCATAATTATTGATTTCCATTTATTCTCCTTTCAACCAAATTTTAAATTGATAATCCCAAGCTACAAATCCATATCTTGTAGCCACCGCCATTTTTACCTTTGCCTTTTTGATGATTTTTAAAGCCATTGTGTGCCCTTATAGGTTTAAAAGGCTCTTTGTGAGTGCATAAACACGGACGCTTAGGTAAATACTTACGCGCTTTACTCTCCCTACACCTAAAACCCTCATTGCTTCTAAAAACACTCTATCTGCTACTTTGCGTGTGAGCTCTCCCGCGTTTGCCCTAGCACAAAGATAATCGTGCAACACGAATGCTTTAGTAGGCTTTCCTACAGGTGAAATCAAGCTTTGAAAAATTTGTGGCACACTGCCGAAATCTGTTTTAAAACCCTTTGGAATCTGAATAAAGGGTGTTCCATTTAAAGAGGAATATCCGATAAAATCATTCAAACCATAAGCGAAGTGCGCCAATCTCTCTTTTTGAAAATAAAAGCGAAAAGGCTCTAAGAGTTCAAAGTCTTTTCCTTTGCGTAAGATTGTGATTAAGTCTTTGTATCCTTGCATTTTAAACCCCATACACAATCTCTTTCCCGAGTTCTTTCCCATAAGCTACGTCTTCTAAGACTTCTTTGGGGTGAGCCTCTCCATTCCAAGAAACCACAAGCACAAATTCTGCACTTTCAATCAAATGTTTTTTGATATTATTCGCATCCGCCTCTTTTTCTGTATTCCAAACAGGATTGTAAATGTCCATAGCTGCGTCAATTGCTAAAACTCCACTCACTGCAATGCAACCCATTGCCTTAGCCTTTTCCATTCCTGCAACTGCAAGGTGTTTGATAATAGAATACGCGCTATTAATGGATTTTGCATTGGAAGTATTCACAACCTTTTCCTGCACTGCTTGTAGGGGTGAGGAGATGTAGCAAAATCTCTTAATTTCCACCATATACGGCACTCCTAGCTAGAATATCCACGATTTTGTCTGTTTTCTTTGAAAAAATGTAACCGCCGCGAATATAGAAAAACCGCTTTGAGTAATCGCATTTGCGACCTTGCAACATTGCGCTACTGCAAACAATTTCTTTTTCCATTGTTGCTCCTTGTTTTGAAATTTGGGTTTGTGTCCCCAACACTTTAGACTTTAAAATCTAAAGTGTTGGAATCACCTTTAGCTTTTTCTTTTTCTATCTCTTTGATCGTGTCTAATATCTCTTGCCATTTTTTAAGATTCTTTGGAGAGGAGAGTTTCCTTAAAGCTCTTTGATAAATTTTCTCTGCTCTTTGTGGGCTAACTCCTAGCACTCTCCCAATCTCTTTAAAAGTCATTCTTTCCCTTACAAATACATCATCGCCTTTGTGGCTTCCAAATCCTCTAAGGTTGCACTCTCTTTGCCACTTAGGGAAACTCTAGCAAGGGTGAGTCTAATAACCCCTTCACTTTGTCTAAAGTTCCCACCACCTAATTCCCAAAGTTTCCAAGCGCAATTTGTGGGGATTCCGCTCACTTTGCAAATTTCAATGTATTCCTCTTTTTGCAAACCGCGTAATTCATAACGTCCCAAGCAGCGATTTCTTAGCTGTGCTAACTCTTGTTCTTTCTTGCTTCCAAGTCTGCCACTGCTAATGGAATCTGCTAACCAGTGTGTGCCTACTAGAATAAGCGGCTGTTTGCTAAAGTCCATTACGCGACGCAAAGTCTCTAACACCCTCCATTTGAGGTGTTCTGCTTCATCAACAATCACATACTTTCCATTCTGTTTTAAAGCAGTAGCAACTTTCACAACCCCTGCGTGATTGCTTTTGAAATCCCCTAAATTCAACTCTTCACAAAGTTTTTTTAGAATATCTTTAGCGTTCATATCGGGAGTGGCTTCTATTAGAATCGCCTCTAGGTGATTCTTGCAATACTCTTTTACGATTCGTGTTTTACCTGTGCCGCTAGCCCCTAAGATAACCGAGATTCTATCTCCTTGCATACTTGCTAGCACGATTCTTGATACAATCCTTTTAACATCACAAGTTTCTATAAAGTCTAGGCTGTTTAATCCCTTAATTTGCGCCTTAACTTCCTCTTTTTCCTTGTTTTCTTTAAGAAAAATTGCAAACTTTTCCTCCACACCTGCGGCGTATTTGAAGTCAGGGTTGTTAAGGTATTGACTAAGATAAGTCTTTTTAATCCCGAGCTTCTGCTCTAGCTTGCCTTGAGAAAAGTTTTTATCCTCTTCTCTTTGAGTTTCAATGTATGCTATAATTTGTTCTCTCATTTAAGTATCCTTTTTTCAAGCAAATTTTCTTTGCTTGGAGAGGGTAAATTTAGGCTTTAAAAGCCTTTTAAAGAGTTTTTAAAAACCCTTTAAAAGACCTTTAACCACCTACTGCGCCAGCTTTTGCAGTAAGTCCCATTTTTCCACATTGTCCTCTTTGGTAGGTTTTACATCAAGTGGTTTATTTGGTTCCCAGTTGTCTTTATGTTGCTCAATTTGGGCGTTGTTAATAGCTTCTCTTACTTGAGTTTTTAGGGTTTTTGCATTGTTGATAGGCTTTCCATCCTCTCCCACACCCTTAAGCAGTGTGACATCTTTCTTGCGCTTCAAGTTCTCCGCTTCTTGTCTTGCATTCATTCTTATGAAACTTGAGTGTTTCGCGTCTTTTTGTAGCTCTCTTACGCGCTTAATGGCAACCTTGTATTCTTTGCCGATTGTTTTAAGCTGCTCTTGTGTGAGCGGATTTGCGTTCTCATCATAAGCCTTGCAGATAAACTCTCCCTTTGGCGTAAAAACAAAGGCTTCATTACTTGCATTGATATTGACGCATACAAGCACTTCAGTTTTAGACTCAATATAGGTTGTGGGTTTGAAGCTATAAGGCTTCATCTCTATTCTTTGTTTGCCCATCTTTCTTGACACAGGCGCAGTTGCGTAGAGTAGGAATTGCGCGTAAGGCACATTAACCCTTTCAAAGTTTGCTTCACTCCATAAATCCATAGGTGATTTGCCTTGCGCCTTACTCCAGTGGCGTGAAACTCTATCAATATTCCAAAACTCCACCGCCTCATCTAGCAAGAATTGTGCAGCTTCAAAGGTTGGGATATGCTTCTGCTGTGTCTTTAGCGGATTGCCTAATGCGTCCTTGCTTTTTCTTTCTCTTTTAGGTATTTGTTGCTCTCTCGCACTTCTCTCGCTTGGGTTTCTGCCGATATAACTGCTAAGCGCGGTGATATAACTTCCTTGAATCGTGCGGAATCGTCGCTCTACGACTGCCTTTGCTTTGCCCTTATAGGCAGCACTTCGCACAGATTTGATATTAAGACCATCTACAAGCCCTTGCACTTGCTTACTCAAATAGTCTTTGCCATTATCAAACTGAATCGCTTGGGGCTTACCCATACTTTCAAAGGCTTTCCACATTAGCCTAACGACTGCAATAGAATCGGAAGTCTCACTAAGATAAGCCACACTTCTACCGCTATAAACATCTACAATAGACAAAATACTTGGGCGTATTTGCTTTCCGTCTTTGTCTAGCACAATCGCATCAAGCGGAGAAGAGTCAATTTGCCATAGTTGATTGGGTAAGGTATATAAATCCCTCTGCATTCCATAGGCGGGTTCTTTATAGCTATCTGTTTTATCCGCGCCCCTTGTAATCAGTGTGTATTCTAAGGAGTTTGTTTTGAAATAGGTGTCTAAAAAACGATTGAGTGTATTAAGAGAGAATAAAGGCTCAACTTCGCATTTTAAAAACTTCTCAAAAGAGTAGCCCTTTACATACAAATGCGCGAGGATATGCAACTCTCTCCATATCTGCATACGATTCACATACTCGCTCCCCATTGCTCTCCACATTTTTATGGCTTCCTCTTGCACCCATTGCGGCAATGAGGTTGTGCCACTCTTTGCAATGCCTCTTTTATCACTTAGTGCGCTTAAGCCTTGTGCCTTATACTTTCTAACCCAATCAAAAAGCTTTCCTTGTGTGAGTTTTAGTGTAGAATCCTCACTATTTTTAAGTGTCAAAAAGTCTGCAACTCTGATTCCTGAAGCCTTTGCGCTTTCATAGTCTAGTAGGATTTTTTCTCTCTGTTTGGCTTGGGCTTTTTGAGAAGAGGTGAGATTGTGCCAAGTAGTTGCGTCATTGTGTTTTGTCCCTTCGTCATTGCGAGATTCTACCCTTTCGTCATTGCGAGAAACACGCAGTGTTTCGTGGCAATCTATACTCTTGCATACAGAGGATTCCACTACCCCACCATTAGATAAATCATTCCGATAAAGAGTGGAATCGCTGCTGCTAGTAGCCCTACTAGCACACTCATTAGCATTATTGCGCCCTCTAGTGTGTAGAGTTTCTCCTTGAATGTTTTGAGAAGTTTTTTCATTGTTGTTTCCTTTACAATCCAATGTTTTAGAATCCTTAGATTCCATAACATTAGGTTGTGTTGCTTTGTTATTGCGAGGGCTTCCCACTTCGTCATTGCGAAGCCCTTTAGGGCTGTGGCAATCCATAACCTTATCTACCTTTGCGCACTCCACTGCCTCACCCATTTCCTCTAGCACATATTTCACAGGGTAGCCTTTCTCTAGGGCTTCTACTTGCTTTGGGGATAAGGGGGTGTTCCAGATTTGGAGGATTTTACCTGCATTGCCACCGATACCTCTCGCATAATTAAAGTTTATTATAATAGACTTTATAGAACAAATTTTTTTGCCTCTCTGATTAGCTCTAAAACAAGCTTTTTCTAGGCTCTTTTTATTTGTGTTAAAAGATTTCGCAAACTCTTTACTACTTATCCATTGTCCCATTTTACACCACTTCTTTAAATATTTTAGTTGGATAACCTTGTTCTTCTATCTGTTCAGAGCATTTTTGCGCTTCTTCCAAGCTATCGCAAAAGATGACATCATCTTCCCCAAATTCATTTAAATAAACAACTACAAAACCAGCTATTCTTTTTTCATTTTCCAT